TTCTTTTGTACTGCGTCTCTCAATTGTCTTAAAGCAGGAATCTTACTTAAAAATTCTTTCTTTAATTTAGCACCTTCCGCTTTACCTTTTCCAACGATTTGCCCAATCTTTTCATTCCCTGCTCCGTACAGAAACCCATATATGAAAGTTTTTGCTTGATCCCTCGTGGCAAGTCCAGCAGATCTTTGATTGGCAGTATGAATATCTGATTCAAGTAGTATTTTCCCATACTTACCATCATCATACCTAGCAAGATAATGTGATAGACACCGCAACTCCAAACTAGATACATCAATTCCCAATAAATCCATTTCTGTATCTGCTTTAAATAAATTTCTACATTCCTTCCCATAGGGTGCGTTAAGATTCGGAACTTGAGCGATGTTTGGGTGCGAGTGAGAGCACCGTGAAGTCTGTGCTCCCATCGTGTTGACTTTTCCATGTAACCTCCCTTTTTTACAGAGTTTCATCCATGCCTGGTTTCCTTCTGCTAATTGTGCTATCCGTTTATTTAACATAAAATATTCAGACATCAATTTAGCTTCGGGATATTTTAATTTATTTAAAACTTTCTCATCAATCTTAGGTTCTCCTGATGGAGTAAAAATTGTAGGAGTCCATCCTCTTAATTCCTGTAATCTTTTTGCAATATGTTTACGAGAATTAGGATTAAAATTTACAATATTTATCTTTGAATAAGTACCATTCTTTCTCAGTCCCTCATCTACAATCCATGATCCGAAAACCTCACCTAATTTGTGTGAAAGTTTACTCCTTTTCTCTGAGAGTTCTACATATAACTCTGAAGCTTTCTGTTCATCAAATGAGAACCCTCGTTCTTCTTGTCTCAAACAAATATTTGTAATTTCATGCTCTAATTTTGCTGAACTTTTTGATGGTATATCAGGTCGGAAGAATTCATACAAACTTTCCGTAAGATGTACATCATTTATACAGTAGTCCCTCATTTCAGGTGTGAGTTCCTCAAAAGCATTCTCTTGCTGATTGTAAGTTCCTTTAAATGAACCTAGTCTCTCTCCCCATGCTTTTAATGAGTGACTTCCCCATAATTTAGCTTCAATCTTTCTAAGTTTGGAATCTTCTTCTCGTATATTAGGATATATTAAACGAGAAAGGATTAGAGTATCCATTATTTGATCTATAGGTACAGAAAATCCATAGAGATTCTTTAAAACTATTAAATCAAAACCTAAGATGTTATGTCCTACGATCTTTTTATCTTGTAAAGTCTCTAATGCCTTAGATATAGACTCATTTGAATCTGCTACTGTTAAATCTCCTGTAGTTAAGTTACGATATACCAATAAATGTACTTTCGTAACTGTATCTAACAGTCCGTCTGTCTCAATATCTAAAACTATCTCTTCCATTTTGTTTCCTCCCTATTAAAAGTCCTTGTTTTCTTCTTCCTCTTCTTGAAATAAATTTTCCTGGGAAACTTCTTCCATTCTTCCAGAATCTTTAGAGTATTCTAAAGTGTTACACACACCTGTCTCTCCTGTCCATCTATTCTTCAGAATTCTGACTGTAGTATGGTTAGGATTCTCCTCACTCTGTTGGTTTCTTTCACAACCTATAACAATATCAGATAGTTGAGCGATTCCATGTGTACCACGTAATTGATTGAGTGAAGTTTGAACTCCTTCTTCATGTCCTCTGTCTCCACTTGGTCTGCGTAAATGGGAGACAAGTATCAAGGCACATTGCAATTCCTCTACCAAACTTCGTAATTTAGTCATGACAAAGTCTAACATTCTACGTTCATCTCCTCCACTCGTAAGTCCTGATATTACAATGCTGATATGATCAAGTATTATACAATCACATTCCATTCCTCGTACCAAGTACCTTATCTTGTTGAAAAGATGTTCTGGTTCTACACTTCCCCAATGATCATATAGAAATAAGTTTCCTGTACTTAGGACATTATCAAATCCGTCCTTTAATTCTTCAGTAGTACATTCTATATTCTGTAGATGAATAGGTTTGTTTAAATATAGACCTATAAATCCTAAAGCAGTTCTCTTGTTATTCTCTTCCAAGGCAAGATAACCTAACTTATGTCCTTGTAACATAAGAGAGTAACCTATTTCTCTACATACTTGTGACTTACCTACTCCACTTCCTGCTGTAATGGTTACTATTTCTCCCCTTCTAATTCCCTGTGTCATATTATTGAGACCAGAGAAAGGGTAAGGAAAGGATTCTACAGTATCTTCAGAGGATATTAAATGCCATAAATCTCTCCCATCTACGATACCATCCGGCCTCCATATCTGAGCGTTCCATATTGCATTAATAATCTCACTATCCTTACCCTCTTTTAACATTTCGCTTGCGTCTTTCAAGGGAAGGTGTGCGATCTTAACTTTTCCTGGTGAAAATAAAGGAACACACTCCTCTATGGCTTTCTTTCCTGCCTCGTCCTGATCGAACATGAGGATTACAGAATCAAATCCTTCTAAGTATTCTATCTCTTTTTGGAGACACTTCTTAGCTCCTCCTGCACCAGTAGACACTGAGACTACTGGCCACTTATTTCCTTGGGCCTGAGAGACTGACATGGCATCGAGTTCTCCCTCAGTTACTACTATCATCTTCCCTTTTGAGAAAAGATTTTTACCATACAGGTTAGCGTTTTTAGTATCACCAATGAACAAGAAATCTTTATTAGGAAATCTTAGTTTCTGTGCTACTATTTCTCCCGAACCATTAGCTCTGTAGTTAGCAATCTGAACTTTCTTTCCTTTAAAAGTTCCTGTTTGATAATCCCATTTATTAACAGTATCTTGGGTGATACACCGTTTCTGAAGCGGTAATTTTTCACCAGATACAAAGTCCATTTTCATTTTTTCCTTCCTCTCTGTAAATTTTTCACTAGAATATTCGGCCTGTTGATAGCCACAGCCCGGACTGAAACAAAATCCATGTCCATCACTATAGATCGCAAGGTTATCGTTTGATCCACAACGAGGACAAGGAACATGTGAAACACAAGTAGACTCTTCCTCTACTCCTTCTCTTCTGTAGTTGTCCATATCTTCTCAGTCAATTTAGAATGTGCAGTAATACTACCGATATAAGTGTAACCACTTGCGACTACAAATTCCAGAAATTGATCTAATAATTCTGGTAATTCATTAGCTTCAAACTCCATCCTTACGTCTTCACATTTAGGTGGATTAAAACTAATTCTTCTTTGACGGAAAGTATAGGTTTCTTCCATTTCCCTATCCTGTTCCATTTCTTCTGATACGATCTTCATGTTATCCTTCCTATTGTATTTAGTTTTAACTTTATGAACTTGAACACCTCTATTTTTTATCCCTTTTCCCATCCTTCCCCTTTTTAAAAATCGAACCATGCTTGTACATCAAAATATGGACTTATTTTATTTTCCTCTACGTCATTAAATCCTAGTACGTGAGCACCTGGATATAATAAGCGTAAAGATTTTATAGTAGTTTTTAACGTGTCCCATTGTCTTGAAGTGTAATTTAATCTAGGTTCTACGTCCTGATCAGGAGAAACTCCTCCAATCAGACAAATGGATACTGATTCTTCATTAAATTCTTCTGTATGTGTACCTACCTCATCTACTTCTCTTCCTGTCTCCACAGTTCCATCTCTTTTTATGATGAAATGATACTTTATATTTAAGAATCCCTTCTGTCTATGTATTTTATTTAATTCTTCTGTATTTAAGTTTTTGCTAGGTTCTGTATCACTACAATGAATAATAATATATTTTGTATCTTTCCTAATTATTTTATCCATTCTTCAGGGATCTCTTTGTTTGCAAATTGAAATTTATATTTAACTGCCCATTCGTAACATCTTAGGTTAGATCCTTGTACTTTTTTGTATTGATCATAAAAGACTAATCGTATATCAAGATCAGGATGTGCCTTTCTAACTGCCTTCAAAGCACGTTGAGCAGACGTTCTAAAAAATCCTTTAGCTTCAATTATAATACCATTAGGTAATATAAAATCAGGTTTGTATTTTCCTTCCAGCGTGTAACCTAGTACAAGTGTTTCGTACTCATAGGCCACACGCTTTTCCTCTAGGAAGGAAGCTAACTTTTCTTCAAACTGATTCCGAAAACCTTTAGAAGTCTTCATCCTCTTCTTGGAAATCTGTTGAAGTAGCGTCAGAAGCATCTTCAAACCCTTCTTCTTCCTCAAATCCCATATCAGAGACAGGATTGTATGGAATCAAGTTAATGATTTGAACTGCGTCCATGTACATAGTGATTCCTGCACCTCCTTGAACTGTCCATGCTACAGGTCGAAATGATACTTTCACTTCTGAACCTCTTCCAATTGAGACGTTGCAAGGATTAAGTTTAGAATCAATCAGTCGAATGGTGACTTTCCTTTTCTCTCCATTCTTACCTTTGAAGAAAGGCTTTTGTTTGAATTTGAAAAGGACATCATTTCCATCCTCCTTGTATGGTGGATTAGCTAATTTCTTAGCACCCGACTCATTCTGAGAAAGTTCCATCCACTCATCAATCTGAGCCATGAACTTCTTAGCATCTTTACGAGGGATAGTAAAAGCTAATTGATACTCTCCCTCATCAGAAAATCTGGTGTTAGGACGATCAACGTAAACCCATGTAACTTTTCCTCTCGGTGATACAACTCTATCCATTTTTATTCTCCTTAAATGAATTATTATTAGTTTAATATTTAAGTTTCATTCAACTCAAATACTATAAGGGGAGTTAATTAACTTTTAACAGAAAAAGTATTTAGAATCAAGTACTTCTGTAATATCTAACTCTCCTCTCTTTGGTGGTCTTGGTACTTGATCTACAACCTCCAAAGCCGCTTGTTTAAATTCTTGTAGAGGATCAAAATCCTGGTAAAGTTTAACAAACGCTTTTCTTAATATCTGTGCTAGTTTAGGAGTGTTGGTAGCATGTGTACCATATGAGTCATGTATCATTTGAAATGATTCGACTCCTTCCTCAACACACATATTCACAGTGAACGTCAAAGCACAAGCATCTAAAGAATGCACTAAGTTAGGTGCTGAACCATTTACTGCTCTTCTATTATCTATACCTGTATCATCCTCTACTTGTACTGTAGGTTTAATAAGTACACCATCTATGTGAGTGAATATCTTTTTCTTAGTGACATCCTTATACTGTTGATGTACCACCATTCCTGAAGGAACCCACCAGATTAAAGGATAATCTTGTTTACTTACTATACTGGAAACTTTTCTTATCCAA